GGCCGGAGCGGCTGGAACGATCATTTGATTTTAGTCAAATGTTGTTCCCAAACCATCGTTGGAATCAGTTCTACGATGGGGTCGAATTCCTCGAACCTGGAGCGGAGAGGCCTGTTAGGGTCATATCCGTTCCTAAGACGCTGAAGACACCTCGAATCATTGCTATCGAGCCCACTGTCATGCAATATATGCAGCAGGGATTACTCGAAGTGATGAGGGATGAAATTGCGCAGATTGATTACCTGCGCCCTTTCATTAACGATCTGGATCAAGAACCTAATCGGTTCATGGCTCAGAAGGGTTCCATTGATGGTTCCCTTGCAACGCTAGATCTTAGCGAAGCATCCGATCGTGTCTCCAATCAGCTTGTCCGAACCTTGTTGGCTCCCTGGCGTTTATTGCATGATGCCGTGGATGATACGAGGTCACGTAGGGCTGATGTTCCTGGCTATGGCATACTTCGCCTGGCCAAGTTCGCATCGATGGGTTCAGCGTTATGCTTCCCCATGGAGGAGTTCGTTTTTACAACGATCGCCTTCATGGCTGTGGAGAAAACGCTTAGCCACCAGTTGACCACCAAGGACTTGAAGTCATTTGTTGGTCGGGTGCGCGTCTACGGGGATGATATAATTGTCCCAGTAGATTGTGTCGATTCCGCGATCCAGTTGCTTGAAGCCTTCGGGTTGAAGGTCAACCGGAACAAGTCTTTCTGGACTGGTAAGTTCAGGGAGTCTTGTGGCGGGGATTATTACAATGGCGTGGACGTAACTCCTGTCCGCGTCAGAGCGATGATCCCTTCCTCTCGGAAGGATGCTCACGGCATTGCCTCGACTGTTGCGTTACGAAATCTCCTCTTCGAGAGGGGATTCACGCGCGCAGTGGACCATCTTGATGGAAAGCTTTCAAAGCTTCTTCCCATCTATCGGGATGTTCCGCGAGACAGTGCTGCGTTGGGTCGCTGGACGCACGGGCCTATTTGGCCTGAGCGTTCAAACCCCAGAACTCATGGGCCTCAGATCAAGGCTCCAGTTCTTAGGGAACTCTTACCCTCCGATGTCTTGGAGGATAGAGGCGCACTCATGAAGTACTTCCTTAAACGCGGTGATTTGCCTTTCACCGACAGGAAGCACTTGGAGTATTCAGGACGTCCTGTGTCCGTCTACATCAAGACACAGTGGGTGGATTTGTAATCCATCC